GAAGATCTATATTTAATAGAATTGCTCCGGTTTTAGGTTCTAATCAACCAACTACATTAATGTTTGGAAACTATAATTTAGATACAGGATCAAATATAGTACAAAACTATTTGAAAATATCTGAACCGGACACTGTAGTGGAGATACCGGATCAAGGTTCAGGTGATTGGATTTCAACTGTATATAGATTTTCAAAATCTATACCAGATACTCCTACTTCTAGAAATAGAGAACCAGAAGGATGGACAATTCAATGTCCTTCAGAAACAGAAAATTGGTGGAAAAGTAGAGCTACAATTAGTAAATATGGACAGGCTGGAATTTGGACAAAACCTGAAAAACTACTAGAATCTTGTGAGTCAGTAGATATATTATTACAGCAGAAAGGTACATTGGTAAAGATTTTAGGTACAAATTCAGAAGATTATTCAGAAGGATTATTACAAATAAATACTGAACAGGGAATAGAGATGTTAAATAATATGTTATATCGTCTCGATAAGTCATCAATATCTAAAGACTTAAAAGATACCTTAAAAACAGCTCTTCAGCAGTTTGTTCCCTCAAGCAGTGTAGAAGAATCAGAAAAGGAATATAAATTGTATACAACTTCTTCTAATGGAGATGTATATACGATAGAATGTGTTGAAGATAAAAATTCTCCTTCTATAGCTACTAGAAGATATGCAGTAGCTAAGACAGTAGATGATATTATTGTTCTTGAAGGTAATAAAACCTTTTCTCCAGACATAGAATTAATACTTCAGGAGTTAAAGGTAAAATTAGAGCAACTATTAAGTTAAAACTATTTATATAATATATGGAAATAGAAAAGTTACGTAAAATTATTTACGAGGAAGTTAGGAAAGCAATGCAGACTGAGATACGAGATATCTTAGTTGAAGCTGTTGAAATTGCAAGTACTCCTACACATATTACTAAACCTGTTCAGATTAAAGAAGATAGATCTTATGGAATAGGGTTAGCAGAAATGTTACAGGACACAGCAACTTCAATGACTAGAGAAGATTATGCTAACATGGTAATTTCTGAACCAGTAGAGAGACCGGTGATTAGTACAGCTCCTAGAAGTGATTCGTCAATTGGTAAAGGACTTGCAAAAGGAACTAACCCAGATACAATGAGATTACCTAATGAACTTCCAGATTTTGTAAGTAGAGCAGGTAAAGTATTTGAAGCTTCTAAAACTGTAGTGAAAGATCCTAATGTACAATCTTTAGTTGAATTTGAGGAATCTCCAACTACGTTTTCTGAAGATATGTTAATGGATTAAAATGCCTTATAGATTTAGAAAAATAGATCCGAGAGAACAAGAAGATAGGAAAGCTATGGGAATATTATTCCCGTTTAATCCTGATTTCCTTTTTACTCAAACATACCAGACTGTAGATGCATATAAATCCAATCTGATGGATTATTTTCTAACTGCAAAAGGTGATAGATATATGAATCCTGGATTTGGATGTAGTTTACTAAACTTTTTATTTGAAAATTATACAGAGGAAAAGAGAGCGCTAGTTGAGGATCAAATTAGAAGAGATTTACAATTACAATTTCCAAGATTAATAATAAATAATTTAAACCTGATCGGTTCTGAAGATGAAAATACAGTCCGATTGTCAATGAGTTTTAGTATAAAAGATACTGGACTAAATGATGAACTTACAGTAGAATTTAACTGATGGAAAGAAATATAAAATACTTAAACAAAGATTTTAGCAGCTTTAAAGAACAATTAGTAGAGTTTGCTAAAAATTATTTTCCAGATACTTACACAGATTTTTCTGAATCATCACCTGGAATGATGTTTATAGAAATGGCTGCGTATGTAGGGGAAGTTTTAGGGTTTTATCAGGATAATCAGGTTCAGGAAACGTTTTTGCAGTATGTAAAGAATCCTTCCAATCTCTATCATATAGCTTACATGATGGGATATAGACCTAAGGTTACTACTGTAGCTGAAGTTGAACTTACAGTATCTGATACAGTAGATGCTATTGAAGTGTCAGGTACATACCAACCAAATTGGAGTCAAGCATATAGGATAGGAGAGTATTCAGAAATAAGAAGTAATACAGTAGGAAATATTTCTTTTTTAACAAAAGAACCTGTTGATTTTAATCAATCGAGTTCATCAGATCCTACTTTTGTTGAAATCGGATCGGTAGAAGATGAACATCCTGCTGAATTTATTCTTACTAAAAAAGTAAAAGCTTTTTCAGGACAAATAAAAAAGATTGAAAGAACTGTAGGAGAATATCAAAAATACAGAACTTTAACAATATCAGATAAAAATATTGTAGGGATTTTAGACATAGTAGATTCTGATGGAAACACTTGGTACGAAGTTCCGTTTTTAGGTCAGGATACAATATTTGAAGATGTATCAAATAAATGTAGTATTGGTAATATAGAACCTCATACACTAAGCCTTAAAAAAGTTTCTAGAAGATTTGTTACAAGGTTTAATTCTAAAGGAGAGTTAAATATCCAGTTTGGAGCTGGGATGTATGCTTCGGATGAAGATGAAAAGAATTTCTTACCTAACCCAATTTCATTAGCTTCTGATATTCAGGAACTTTCGAGTGAACAATATGATTTAGCTTATGATCCTTCAAACTTTCTATTTACAAAGAGTTATGGTTTAGCTCCTGTAAATACAAAATTAACAATTAGGTATATTGTAGGAGGGGGAACAAAGAGTAATGTTCCTGCAAACACAATAACTGTTGGTAGTAGTAATATTTTTATTTCTTCTAAAGATGGATCTGAAGTTGAAACAGGTAGAATTACATACAATAATTTAAAAGCAGCAAGTGGAGGTAGAGATGGAGATACGGTTGAAGAAATTAGACAAAATTGTTTAAGATCTTTTGCAGAACAGAAGAGATTGGTTACTCTTAATGACTTTAATGTAAGAGCATTGTCAATGCCGTCTAAATATGGATCTATTGCTAAAGTATATGCAGCTAACGAATCACTCATAGATATAGATCGTTCAGTTTTAGAAAAAAATCCTCTAGCTATTACATTGTATGTTCTTAGTTACAACCTTAATGGAAACTTAACATATGCTTCTGATGCTGTAAAGAATAATTTAGCAACATATCTCTCACAGTATTTGATGGTTACTGATGCTATAGATATAAAGAACGCATTTATAGTTAATTTAGGTATTAAGTATGATATTGTATTAAGACCTAATTACAGTAGCAATGATGTATTGTTGAGATGTAATAAAGCTTTGCAAGATTATTTTTCAATAGATGATTGGTCTATAAATGAACCGATTAAGTTATCTGAAGTGTACGCTTTACTCGATACTATTGAAGGAGTACAAACAGTAAAGAATATTACTTTAGAGAATAAAGTAGGAGTTGAAAAAGGATATTCAGAGTATGCATATGATATTGATGCAGCTACGAAAGATAGTGTAGTATATCCTTCCTATGACCCTTGTATTTTTGAAATAAGGTATCCAAATATTGATATAGAAGGTAGAATAGTAGCATTGTAAAATTATGGCAATTAAACGATTTATACCTAATAAAGATTCTTTTATTATCAATGGACTTATTGGTAAGAATCTTAATGTAGGAAAAGATGAACTTTTAGAGTTAGGTTATTGTGATAGGGAAGGTACTGAAGGTTCATCTAGAACATTACTAAGTTTTGATAGTAGTGTTTCCGAATTTATTTCTACACTATCAGAATATTCTTCAAGTTTACATCTTAGTATCACAAGAGCAGAGAATTTACCTGAAGAATGTAATTTAGAGTTATATAAAATCTGTAGTACATGGCAAGAAGGGTTTGGAAGATTAAATGATATTAAAATTACTGATAAGGGTGTAACATGGACAAATAGAAAAGTAAATACACCTTGGCAACCTGGAGATATTGAAACTGAACCTTTTAAAGTTGTAAAGTATACGGGTAAAGATTTAGATATTAATCTAGGAGAAGATATTAGTAAGGTTTTAGGTGAGGGAGTTGAGATTAAGTTAGAGGATGAATCACTAGTAGATGATTTTGGAACTAGAATAGTATTTTACGGAAAAGATACACATACAATCTATCAACCATATTTGAACGTAGAATGGGACGATAGTGTAAGAGAAACAACATTAGAAGAGTTAACAAGTTCTATTAAGATTGTTGCTCAAGATCTTAGAAATTACACATACGGTGAAGAAGTTCAAATAAATTTGTCAATAGTAGATAAAGCACCAGCTAGAGTATTTTCTACAGCTTCTATTTACAGACAAAATTATGTTCTTCCAGAAGAATCATATTGGGGAATAGAAAATACATTTACTACAGAAACCGTAATTCCTTTTGGATTTGGTACTAAACTAAGTGCTAATGATAACGGAAATTATTTTAGATTAGATTCAACGTTGTTAGAACCAGAAAGATATTATAATTTAGTAGTTAAAGTACGTGAAGAGTTATTTAGGGTAGGAACCTTTAAGGTAGCTAGAAGTGGAAGATTATAAAAAACTTAATTTTGTTCCTAGAGTGTACGAATCAAACAATGTATTGGATCGTACATTTAAAGAGTTTGGACAAAAAGATGTAGAGTCTGAGAAGACTGTGGAGCAGTTTTTCTTAGACTACGATGATCTCTATTTCTTAATACCAGCATCAGGAGAAACAGGTTCACATCAATATCTTATTGAACAGAGTTCAAAACTATATAGTTTGACAGGTTCAATGGATGATATTCAACCTCTTTTAGATGAGATAACCTTGTTAAGGAGCCAATCTTTAGCAAATCAACAAACAATTATAGAACTTTCACAGAAGTTAGCAGAGATAAGTGCAGCAAATAAGTAAATATGAGGTATTAGATTTAGGAACACAGGTAACTAACATATTATCTGAAGAAGATAGTAAGTTAGTACCTAATTTTACTCTTAATTCTACACAGTTTATTCCTAATAAGTATAGGTTAGGAATAGGATTCTATACATTAGATGGAACACTTGTACAATATCAAAATGATATACGAAGTTATAGTGTTTTAGGTTCTGTTCGAGATAGTAGTGTCGATCAAATCTTTGTAAACCCGGTTACTGATTCCATTAATGCAGGTTATCAAGGGGATGTAATAGTAGAGTATGAGGTATTTAACGATATGTTGAATACGTCAGTTGATGGATCTGCAAGTATTTACATTAGTGAATTTTCTACAGATAGAACAGAGCTTAGATTAAAATCAACAAATATTTCAGATAATGATTTGAAGTATTATGTTGATAATATCTATCAAAAGCTAAATAACGAACAGTACTTTTCTGAAGTATATTTAGAAGTTGGAGAGGAAAGGTTTACTGTAGTAAACATTATGACTGAAGTAGTTAACTCTGCTTTTTATGTCACAGTCAAACTTTATGAACCTCTATCAGCTAATATACTATTAAAGTCGCAAGGTACAATAGTTGAGCGTATTGGAGAACCTGTAAAATTTCAGGTTACTAGAAAAATAGAAAATATTCCTGATCCAGTACCAACTTTAAAAGGCCCTAACTTTAATATTGATTTACAGAGTGAAAATCCTAAGACAACAGAATACCTTAACTACGATAAGTTACTAAGTTATTATCCTGTATCTAGCTCATATTATCAGATTTACAACTTATTTGGTCAGAATCAGACACAGATTAGTGTAGATCATAATGATTATAGTTCTTTTATTCATTTTTCTTCAGCTGCAGAAAGATTAGCAAACTTTAGATATAAGTTTGAACTTATATTAAGTTATGAAGAGTCAGCTTCTTTCTATAGGAGTCAAAGTAAAGAATCTAAAGCTAAAGAGTATGAAGAACTTGCTGAAGGTGTAATTAAGTCCTTTGATCATTATGAGAAGTTCTTGTATTATGAAAGTGGATCTCATTGTTGGCCAAAGAAGAGTTCTCAAAGACCCTATGAAAACGAAAAGGATTGGGAGGTTTATACTAACTGGTATGATATACAGTTTGAATCTGCATCAGTATATGATATAGGTAATAAAGATATATTAATAGGGACAATTCCATTTGCTATTAGGGAAGATTCTCGAAATGAAGCATATATAATGTTCATTCATATGATTGGACAACATTTCGATGAAGAGTGGATGTATGCTAAAGCAATTTCCGATAGGTACAATGGAGATAACCGAATGAATTTTGGTATTTCTAAAGATTTAGTTCGTGAAGCTATTCAAGCTTTTGGAATCAATCTTTATGAAACAAATCAAAATCTTGATGAAATATTCTCTCAATGTAGAGTAGATGGAACATTTGATGTAGGTGCAGAGAGTGGAAGTTTAGAGTATTTGTCTAGAATAACTGTACCTGGTACCGAGAAAAGTGGTTCTATTAAAATTTCTGAACTTAAGGAAAAAGGATATAATAGTCTTGGATTACAACCTATACGTCGAGACGATTATATTAAGGAAGTATATAAGAGAATTTATCATAACATTCCTAGCTTAATAAAAACTAAAGGAACACAAAGGGGTCTGAGGACTTTGATAAATTGCTTTGGTATACCAGACGATATTCTTGAAATTAAGGTCCTAGGAGGAACAAATGTTGATGAACATAATTACGGTCCTAGAGAAGGAGTAACATCTTCTATTGAAAAGGTTAGGCAAGAAGATATAAAAGTAGAGGGGGATACATTAAGTCTATATACAACTATTCAGAGAAAGAACCATAAATATTCAGATGATTCTCATGAAATAGAGGTAGGATTTAATGTATCTAAAGGTACAAATGAGTATCTTAAGTCTAAATTACCAACTACATTTGATTACGACGATCTCATTGGAGACCCTAGAAATCTTAAGGAGAACTACGGGGACGTATTTGATACCCTACGTAAAAATATTTTAAAAGCTATCAAGGATCCAAAATATAATCAAGATCCTAGATTTAGAACTCCTGCAGGAATCATATACTTTATTAAGTATTTTGATTCAATGTTGTTTAGAAGTTTAGTAAACTTTATACCAGCAAAAGCAAATGTACATGTAGGAGCTATCGTAGAAGATAATATTCTTCATAGAAACAGGTATAAAGGTGTAGATTTAGAGGTTAGAGATCTTGATTATTCAGGATCAATTAAGACCGGATTTATTACAGGGTCAAACAATGGATCATTCGATGAACATATTAAGATATCTGGAATAGAAGGGGAGAGGTATTATGAGACAGATACAAGACCTATTACTAGATCTATAGAACCTACAACAAACTATACGAGGTCTTTAGTTGATTGTAGTACTAAATTTAGAAAAGACGTTTTTGATGAATCACCAAAATATACTGGAGAGTTAAGTGGAAGTCAATATCAGGTAATTACTGGAGAATTAAATGATGAAAACATATTGAAGAAGGGACAGCAACCTTCTACGATGTATGGATTTAACATTTACTATTTAGACCTTCTTGTACCTAATTTCTGTAAAGTATTGGTTGATACGTCAAGTTACTTTGGTACTTACTTTAATGTTAGACCTCTTAATGCTATAGGTATTAGAACGATAAGTTCAAGTTACTGTGAAACTGATCAAGTTCAAGATATTTTTATTAATTTTACAGAAACATCTAGTTTAAACCTTGTAGCAGAGTCTAGTTCAGATTATCCTAGATATATAGGATGGCAGAAAGGTACAGAATCTATAAGAAGTTGTGATCCAGAGTATTTAACTCCTAGAACAGACTATAGTATAGTATCTTCAAGTTCTGAATACTTAAGTGCTACATATAACGATACTGAGTTGGATCACAATAGGTTATTGTTGTGGGTAAAACCTGGAGACGATGTAGATCCTACATATTACTATGATTATCAGTTAGTATTGGATTGGAAAGTTGAACAAAATGTATTATCTGTTCCAGGAAATATAGATGTTTTAGTACAGTATGTAGAAAAAGTTACAGGAAATATTTATTCATGTTCAATAGAAATTTCTGCAATAGACATTTTATCAACACAGACAGGAAGTAGAGTTATTGTAGAAATACCTGGAGGAGTAAAAGCAGAAGACGTAACAAGGTATGGTGCAGTTACCATGTATGATTCTTGTAAGGGACCTTTTGAATATAACGATGAGTTTTGGGATGCAGATTGGTATGAAACATATGATTCTTGGCAAGAAGAAAGGAGGACAGTAGATGAATTCTAAATCAGGAAGCCATATTACAGTTACTCAGTTTAGGTCTTTGTTTCCTGCAAACGGAATAAACCTTCTTGTGTCAGGTAATGTAGAAACAGGTAGTAATGGAGAACCTACAAGACTATCTAACAATGGTAGTATTGTCGGTATGACTGTAGCTTATAAAACTGCAGAACTTGCTGCTGCACTTAGGCAGTGTGAATCTGTAGGATTGTGGTTGACAGGAGGAGATGTTACTAGATATGTTGTAGGAAAGGTAGTGGGAAGACAACTAAGTACAGAATATATGTACTTAACTATTGAAAGTTGTTCTATAAATAGAGATTATGTACCTCCTATTACTGATGCAATAGAAGATGGTAAGGGGGATTTAATTAGATATAGTTCAACCGGATCATCTACAATTGGACTTACTCCATACATTCCTGTAGATTTTTACTTTCACGACTATAACCCTAACATTAATAATGTTACAAGCAGTGTATATAGTGATATAGCTCGAACTATTGAAGATTTAGGTATAATTACAGGTTCATATTTAGATAGTGAAATTAAATATGTTAGAGAAAGGGGTGTAGAAAACTTGATGAGAGGTTCTGCATATCCAGCTTCTATACCAAATTCTTTCTTTACAAGTCTAGGAACTATTTCAGGAAGATCAATAGGAACTAAAAACGAAGTTAGTTTCTTCAAGACATACTACTTTGACAAACAAGGACGTACAAGAGGAGTTCTCGATACCTTAAAGGATGATTTGAGAAGAGGTACAGACAGTCCGTTCTTATTCTTACAATCCTTTACAGGGAGTTTCTTTGTATCTGGTTCACAGGAAGATAGAATCTATGAGATAGACATGAATACAGGTTTATCTCAAATATATTATTCTAAAAATCCAGTTTATTTACCAGAAACATCTTCAATTACAGGTTCAAAAGAAGCTATTGGAAAGCCACTGTTTGCTAAAGAAGGTACATACGTTAAGAGAGTCGGGTCAGTACCTGAAGTAGGAGATACATTATATTTAATTCAGAGTGGCAGTGAACATAGACTTCCTGAAATGAAGGTTTATGAACCTAACACAGGTAGAATTCATTACACTGATGATTATGGAATTATAGTTAATAGTGTATATGTACCTAGAAATGTATCGGAGAACGGATATTATTCAGGTTCTGTTTCATCATATTACCTATCATTGGATGTATTGAAATCTACTACAGAAGATCTTTATGAGTGTAATGGTGGATGGAGGTATATTGTTAGAATTTCTTCTGATCAGGTAATTCCTAATATGTTTTTTGTAACATTACAATTAGATCTTAAGAAAGGAGAAGAAATTACATCTAAAATTGTTACGACAGAAACAGCTCTTGTAGGAGATAAAACTTTTGAAATTTTACATGGAATTAGAGATCTTGAAGGTGAACCTGTAAAATTTGGAATAGTAGATATAGTAGCAGGAGGAGAGAAATTTACAGGACCGTTTGTATGTGATGGACACATTTGGTCAGCAGATTGGTACAATACCTGGGACATCTGGAACGGGAAACTTATTGATACAGGTTCTGGAAAACACTATAAAGAAGCTGATTGCTGGGATGAGTACGGTCACAAGAGAGAAGATGAAATTTAGAAGATTCAAATAAAACTCATATTTATAAGATATAATTTAATTTAGAATGGGATATTTAGATAACTCAGTTATTACAGTAGATGCAATACTTACAAAGAAGGGTAGGGAATTGCTTGCAAAGGGTGACGGATCGTTTGCAATAACTCAGTTTGCTTTAGCAGATGATGAGGTTGATTATACTCTCTATAACCCTAAACATCCTAGTGGTTCTGCATATTTTGGAGAGGCTATTGAAAATATGCCTGTTCTAGAAGCTTTTGTAAATGAGACACAGGATATGAAATACAAACTTACAACTCTTCCGAGAGGTACTTCTAAGCTTCCATTATTGGATCTTGGATATACAGCTATTGAGTTGAAGCAGGGAGCTACATTAGCAGTTACTCCTCAAACATTAAACTATCTTGGAGCAACTCAAGCTTACGAACCTAACGGATACACAGCTACAATTGCTGATGTTAGAGTTCTTGGAACATTTACAGGAGTTGGAATTAATACAGCTGAAGCTATTAAGTTAAACGCTACGGAAACTGTAGGTACAAACGTTTCTAAAACCGTTATTGGAACTACAATTAGTTTAACAGCTACTACAGTAAATACGTTATTCGGTGATAAGGCAGAGTTAAAAACATCTATAACTGTAGTAGGTAGGGATTCAGGAGCAAGACTAACAATACCAGTAAAAATTGTAAAAGGGAGTAACTAATGTTTAAGAGATTAGAATCAGAAGACGTAGTTTTAAGTGCAGAAACTATTTCTACACCAATTTGGACAGGGGATTTAGTTACCCTTACAGAATTTTTTACTTCAAGTCAACAGGAAGAAGGATATTCAGGTACATATTATTTGGATGTGTATAATGCAGATCCAAGCAAACCTGTTACAGGTTCTGTAGAGTCTGGTAGTCAAATAACTACTGCAAAAGTACAATTCGGTATTACCTATGCTGATAAAGATGGTAGTGGATCATTAGATTATGCTACAGGTAGTGTAACATTGGTAGGAAAGTCTCCATCTTCTACAATGTATGGACAGTACAGATCTCTTGTATTGGGAGATGAAGATTCGAGATTTGTTTTTGGATCAATTAAGAGAGACCCGGTTGGAGAAGAAATTACAACTGGAGTAAAAGAAAATAGGTATTTTTATCCAATAACTATTGAAAGGTCAAGATATAAAGAAAAGTTAATTCCGGGAACATTATCTCTTAAGTTGTTTAGAAATGTTGGAACTAAGGATAACCCTAAGTTTGATGATCCGAGTCAATTCATAACTCTTACAGATGAAAGTACAGAACTTCAAAGTGAAGTATTTTTAGATTCTGGTCGAGTATACAATCTTGTATCTGGTTCAGCAGGAACAATTTATCATGAGTCAGGTTCACTAGCAAGTTATGGAGAACATGGATCTTATGGATATTTCTTACCAGACATTGGAGTAATTCTTCTTAATGGTGAAGCTCTTGATGATACTGGAAGTTGGGGAATTAATTTAGGTACTAACAGGTTCCCAAGTGTAGGATCTGGACAAGATATTGAAGATACCAATACAAAGAGACTCTACACAGCATTAAACGGATCAGGAAGTGCTTTGGGTTCAGGAAGTTTTACAGTTCAAGCAGCTGAAACAGTAACTTCAAACTATATCTTTGTAAGAGCTAGAAATGCAGAGTTCAATTATTCTACAAACCCTTCAAATATAACAGGTTCTGGAGAATTGAGACATGATATCATGATTAACTCTCCACAATCATTTATTACATCTGTAGGTTTGTATAATGATAATAATGATTTGTTAGCAGTAGCTAAACTTTCTAGACCTCTTGTTAAGGATTTTACAAAAGAAGCTTTAATTAGAGTTAAACTCGATTACTAGTGGGAGTATATAAAGGGTTAAATAGATCTAGTGTATTTTCTACAGATTACGTTTCAAAGAAAAAATGGAATGTAACTGCAGAGGAAATGAAGGACCTGGGAATAAAAGTCATGAGACTTATCTCAGGTTCTATTCCCTATTATTTTTCTCCTTTAGATGAACTTCCATATGGACCGGTATCATCTTCTAATCAAACAGGAAAGTATAATGCACGGTTAGCATATGAGAGTGTAAATCACAACTATTATTCTGGATCGTTAGGAGATGGAATTTGTACAGGATCTGTAGATTTAAGTTTACAGACTACATTAACTGTTCAAGATATTAGAACTTTAGATTCTAAAAGATACAGGCCTCTTACAAAAACTGGAATTGTTGCATTTAATTATCCTAGAGATAGTTACTATTACACAATAGAACCGGAATCTATAAAAATAAATCCGGATGAGGATATAATTTGTTACGTTGAAGATGATTACGTTGAAGAAGATTATTTTGAGGATTTGCATATCTATTCTTGTTGGGATAAGAATAGTGAAATTCTATATAGGGGATTTACTGGGGAATGGGAAAATTTATTAGGATCTGAATATCCAGTTCCAATACATTCTGAGAGTATTCATGCAGGCGATGCAATCTATGCTCAGGGATTATTGGTACTTACAAATCCGTTCTTATTCTATGTTTATGGAAGTTGGGATGTAGAATCTTTAGAGTGGAGATCTAATGTACCAGTGTTTACATATAATGTAAGTCTTCCAGTTAAGGATAGAGAATTTAACTATACTTGGAATAAAACAGCTCCTATAGAAATTCAGACAGGTTCATTTGTTCCATACATTACTACTGTGGGACTGTACAATGGAGCAGATGAGTTAGTAGCAGTTGCAAAACTAAACAAACCTATACCAAAAGCAAATAATATAGATATGACAATTAATGTCAGAATAGATTTAAGTTAATTATGCAGTTAGGATATAAATTATACAAAGGTGTAACAGGAAGTATGGTAGAAGTTCTTCCTACCTCTCCTAAGGTTTTGATGAGATTAGAGAAAGGACAAGCTCTTACTCATTTAGAAATGGATAATAATCTGGGGTCCTTATACCATACAGGAAGTATAGTTCCTAGAACAGAATATACAGGTTCTTGGGAAAAGGAGAAATACGATGAATATGACAGAGATCAGTATCTGAGATTAGATTATGCTCCAATTACAGAAACACTTGATGGAGAAGTAGAAACTCACCAATATTCTAGCTCATACGTAAAACTTCATAAATCTATTCCAGAAATTTTAACTGGTATAGCTAATGAGGAAGTACCTGGAAACTTAAATATTAGTGGAGGATTGTTTGTTACTGAATCATCTAAATATTTAAAGAATCTACGAGTAGAGGGAACTCTTTCTGCAAAAAATATTGAGGTAGACGAAGGTATTGATGCTCCTACAATGTCTATGGATAGACTAATTGTTCGTAAATCAGGATCTATTCAAGAATTAGACATTACAGGTAGTGCAAATATTGGCCATGATCTTGTTATAGGTGAAGATCTGTGGGTTAAAGGAGGTAATGCAAAAATATCTGGAAGCTTGTGGGTAGATGGAGTAATTTACGGTAATATTTCAGGTTCTGTAGATGATCCATATAACCTATCGGATGCAAGATTAAAAGATATTCAACACTATATTACATCTCCTGTAGAAAAGATAAATCAAATAGCAGGATATAATTTCATTTGGAACGAAAAATCAGATAAAGAAGGACAAAAAGATGTTGGACTTATAGCACAGGAGGTACAAGAAATAATTCCAGAAGCTGTAAGAGAAAATAAAGATGGATATCTTGAATTAGATTATTGTAAAGTAATTCCATTACTTATAGAAGCAATTAAAAGGTTATCGTGGGAAATAGAAGAGTTAAAAAAGAATTAAACCCTTGGGTATATCAAGGAGTTGAAATAAAATCAATAGATCAAATGCCGGAGAATACCTTCGGCTTTGTCTATGTTATTAACAATAATGTTAACGGTCATAGATACATCGGTAAGAAGTGTATTTATTCTTTTTCTAAAGAAATCATAAAAGTTCCAGGAAAAGGTAAAAGACTGAAGAAACAAGTTATTTTACATTCTAAGGAGTCTAATTGGCAGAGTTATTTTGGAAGTAGTAAGGAGTTTTTGAAGGAAATAAAAGAGTATGGAGAGGAGAATTTTTTTAGAGAAATTCTTTGGTACTGTCCTACAAAAGCTTTATTGACTTATTACGAAACTAAAGAACAATTTTTACAGGGAGCTATAGAACCGAACACTAATTTTGTAAATGACAACATATTAGGTAAGTTTTATCGTAAAATTTTCTTGGATAAATCAGAAGATTCTACTATCTTTAGTGAAAATTAAAAGAAATTGTTATGTTAGCAACTAAAAGAATTCCAAAGAAAAGAAAGGGTATTGTTTCAAAGAAGAGAACTTCAAACAATAAAAATTCCAAAAATTATAGGAAAGCATATAGAGGCCAAGGTAGATAATTGATATCCAATATATGGAAACTATCAATGAGTTTTTACTTGGTGCTTTAGAAAATGTACTGGGAAAGGGATATAGGAAGAGTAAAGGAAATTACTCCTTCCATTGTCCTTTTTGTCATCATCGAAAACCTAAGCTTGAGATAAACTTAGATTCTTCTTCACCATATTTTGGTTGTTGGGAATGCTGGGTTTGTGGAACTAAAGGTAGGTCAATAAAATCTCTACTATCTCATCTAAAACTTACCAGATTAGAAGCTGAACAAATATTGCAGTTTGTTCAGAGTGGAGATACATCGGAGTATAGATACCAATATTCTTTTGTAAGGTTACCAGAAGAGTATAAACCTTTAGCTCTAGCTTCATTTGCATCCTATGAAGCAAAGAGAGTTAGAGAATATCTCTATGCACGAGGTTTAACAGATGATGATTTTCTTAAGTATGATATTGGATACTGTACAAGTGGGAAGTTTCAGGATAGAGTTATTATTCCTAGCTATGATGAAAATAATTGTTTAAATTATTTTGTAGCTAGAAGTCTTGATCCGAATGCATTTTTTAAGTACATGAACCCAGATAATGTATCTAGGGACGTGATACTGTTTGAAAACCTTGTAAACTGGAATGAACCGGTTATACTGTGTGAAGGAGTATTTGATGCATTTGCAATTAGGAGAAACGTGATTCCACTGTTAGGAAAACAGATACTTCCATCACTTATGAAAAAGATCATTACAAGTCCGTTTGAAGATTTGTACATAGTTCTTGATAGAGATGCAATTAAACAGGCTCTTAACCACTGTGAAACGTTTTTAAATGTGGGAAAGAGAGTATTTTTCATAGAACCTAGTGAAAAAGATCCTAGTGAAGAGGGATTCATTGAGTTTACACAACAGGTTCAAAAAGCTAAACCTTTAACGTTTCAGGATTTAGTAAGATACAGGTTAGAATTATAATGGCAATTGAAATTAATGAAGGTGAGAGTTTCTTTGAAGAACAT